CTGACCCTTGGCATCCAGCGAGAGGGCAAGCGATTGTCCGTTAGTTGCTGTCGGCAGTGTGGATGAATACAAACCACCCACGATTGTGGTGCAGACACCCGGAGCACCGGGGGCCTGTCCGGTCATGTTTGATGTCGGTTGGTTGGGGCTGATCTGTGTGACCAGCGAAGTATCTGCCGCTACGGAAGTTGTGCTTGCCGCCTTAACTGTGATGACATTTGTTCCATCCCAAACCTCAACCTTCTGTCCGGTTGCGATGGAAATTGGAATTGCAGTGCCGCTTGCAATGCCTTGTACGGTCAGTACTGCGGTGCCCGGCGACCCTGCGGTTCCGCCGCCCGCCACGATCCATGGCGAGGTGGATTGGGTAACGCCAACGCTTCCGCTTACTGTCACACTTCCGCCAGTGACATAGGCATTCACGCCAATTACATTTACAGCACCCGGACTCGTACCATAGGTGGATGGGGACCCAAGGGCAACTGCATTTAGTTCGGCGAGGTTGACGGCAACGTCCCCGCCTCCACCACCGATTTGGACAACGACAGGGTTGGTTACAGTACCGAGGACGTTGGTGCCGTCCGTCATGCTGACATACCACGACTGAGCGGCTGTCAGACTTACTGCTGATCCGCCGATGCCCTGTTTGATCTGTTCAAAATTTGCCATAGTTCCTACCTAAGAATCCCTTAAATGCCTAATCCGTACTGCACGAGGGAGGGCTTATAAACCAGCATCGTGAATGAAACTTCGTTCCCGTATGCGTATCCAAGACCATTTTCGACAACCGCCCTCGTGTAATAAGTCTGGCCCAGACTGAATCCTGTGAGCCCCAAAGAATAAAGCCCGAGTGTGTACTCTCCCCCCACCGTACTGACGTTGGGGTATCCCGAGGATATTGGGGCCACGTTGCCCGGATTCGAAGCATGACTTACGGTGTCCCACACAAATCCCACGAGGCTGCAAAACGCCGCCCCGACAAACGTGATGTCGCCAACTCCGGTTGTCGTGGTGTAACCAATGTTGCTTTCCGGTTCCGTAGTCACTTGCGGTAACGTCTGCGGTAAAAGCTCGATGGTGAGGGCTGCCCACGGAGAACCGAATTCCAACTGCCCGGTGATGGTGACGGAGGCCGGGGTTGTTGCAGCCGTGTTATCAAAAACCCCGGAGCAGCAGTAAACTGTGTTGCATTCCTGAAGCCTAAGATTTCCAACATCAGCGAAAAATCCATTGCCGCCCAATTGAGTATTGTCTGCCGCCAAGACGCCAACGATCCAACTATTGGCCACGGTATTTGTGGTTGCAATTGATGGGTAATAGCTGGTGGTCCCGTTGGCGTAGTTGGTCGTGCCCACGCCGCCCACGCCAGAATACTCAGCAACCGTAACAACCGCACTGTCCGACCCCGTGAACCCGGTTCCACCGCCGCCAGTCCACGAGAAATTGAAGGCTGTGATACTTGACGACAGGACAGGACAGACAAACTGGTATACAACGTAAATTCCCACGGAGGCTGGGATGTTCTCACCACCACTGTAGGTGAGATTTTCTACGTAGGGGCTGGTTGCACACGCTACGTCAGTGAATGCGTTTCCGGCAGCAAGCTGTACCATGGCGACGACATAGTTCCCTATCGTGGGCGTGTAGTTCACGCTCAAACTGAAGAGATCGGCTGCGTTCGATAGTGCCTTGGCTCCGCCTACGTATGCAATTGCCATAAATACCTAATACCCGCTTAGCTGAAAATCCAGTTGGACACGCCGTCGCTGGTCAAGCACATGGTTGTATTCATGTAGCTGAACGACCAGCTTGAGCCGTTGTCCCCGATTGTGTCGCTGCCGTCCGCTGTTACAGTTACGGCATTCGTGTCCGACGAAATCTTGGTGATGATGACCTGCACGTTCGGGTTATCCGCCGCTGCGGGCAAGTAGATCGTGAACGGTCCACCAATGGTGTCGCACCCGATGTAATCCCACGCCGCAGCGTTGTAGCTGCTACTGACCGTGAGGTAGAAAATGTTCGAAATCGAACCACCGCCCCCACCGCCGCTGATAATTGGCTGGAAGGTTGGCGTGCCTACGCCCACCTCCCCCTGCACCAACGCATAGCCTTGTGGCACGGCATTGAAACCATAGGAACTGTTCAAGGCCTCGATGATCGGGCTGATTTTGAATGTAGAGTTCACATTCGTACTCGATACGGAAGCGATACCTGTGACCAAGCCGCCCGAATCAGCATCAATGGCCCCCGGTGCCGCAGTTGGCCCGAGGATTGGTACTTCATAGGCCACAACGTTGGCAAGCGACTGGGTCTGCATCTGATAAGTATTGAAACTCGTGAATTTGAAGAAAATTGACGAGCCGCGATACGTTGGGTCCACCTTGTAAGTCACGCAATTGTTGTCAATGCGGACGAATTGCGACCCGGACGGGCTGTCCAGAGGATAGCTGCCATACAGCCCACGGTAGATGTTGGTCAACTCATAAGTATTGTCGGCAACAAGATTGGCATTCTCGTAAGCGATCAGTTCCAGTGCATAGCTCGTGTTGCCGTAGACCGTCATCTTCACGTTGCGGAGATATTCTGTAACGCCGATCCCCGCCCCGGAATCCGTAACGATAAACGCCACACCAAATGTTGGGTCCTGTACGATGTCGAGGTTCAGGCCGGGGACGCCCCACAGGTCGCCACTGCCGCCGAAGTAGTACGTTGCGTTCGAGCCCGTCAACTGGGCGTTGATTTGCCCACCGATACGTTGGCCTTGGTAGTAAAGCTGGGCCGTGAGAATCGCAGTGCCGCTTGTGTTGCTGTAGGATTCGCATGTAACTTCGATGCCGCTTGGCTCAAAGCCAAAGGGCAATGTCTTGTAAGGTGCGAAGCCAGTGGCCGCAAGCCACAAAGTGTTTGTCTGGCCCAGTAACGAGTATGGGGCCGTGGCATAGAGCGATGCCGATGTGACATGGTTTGGATTGATCCAAGTCTGGCCGCTGGAGCCGCCCTCCCACCATACTTCGATCTGTACGTTGTTCACGCTGATCGTGGCAGACGGATTGAGATCGATGTCGCCGCCCATCGAGCAGCAGAACGCCACACCAAAGTCGCCGACGCCGCCCGTACCGTTCTGGGCGTTCACAAAAGCTGCGGTCAAATTTGTAACGCCCCACAGATCGGTGGAACTCCCGAGTGTGTAAGCCGTATTTGTCGTCGGGAAGCCCGGAGACGTGAAGACGATCTTCTGGTTGCCCTGCTTCGTGCCATTCACGACAAGCTGAGCAAACAAACTGGGCTCAGGGTTGCCGGGCAAGTAACCCAGCGGCGAATAACTGCTGACGTAAGCATTGCATGTGACCTTCACGCCCTGAATTTGCCCAATACCGCTCAGAGGTACAGTGAAGCCGCCGCCGTTGTAATACGTACTCGGCATCCACAGCGAGAATTGCTGCAATTGCGATCCGCCAGAAGAGTGCAGGCTTACGGTGACATGGGCAAAACCGCTGGTGCCCGTAACATCGCCGGGGTTGACCCAGTTCGGCGTATAAAGACCGTTGCTTTGGTTGCCGCCAAACGTAACGGGGAGTGGGCCTTCATTGCCGCCCGGCCCAACCGTGCTCGTACCAATGTTGAAACCTGTCTTGGCCTGATTGACCGGGGACAAGTATGCACCCGTCTGCTGACTGAGGATGCCGCTGAGCGTGCTGTAATTGTTCCATGACGTATCGGACACGGAATTCAGCACCGCCCCGCTCTGACTCATATTGACCGTGAGCGAATTGGTCACGTCGGGATTCGTCGCCGAGTATGGGAAATCCGCAGTCGTGGTCCCGATGCGGGCTGGTTGACTAACCTGCTGGTAGAAATTGTACGTGGTCCCATCGTCCGAATAGAACACGTTACAGCCGCCCCAATCCGAGTTAGTACCGTTGCAAAAAATCTTGATCTGGTCGCCCGAGAAGTGTGCTCCACGGTTCGGCATTTCGATGATGATGGCGGTCGTGTCGCCCGGATCGGCATTCTGGCCTGTATTCGTGTTGGACGGAATCTGGGCTTGCGGGTTGCCGATGAGGGCTGTGCCGACCGACCACGGGAAATTCTCAGCCTCGATTTCGATGCCCTTCTTGTCGGGGAAGGAGTCTGTCATCTTGATGATGCGGACAGGGGTCCGGCCAAACATATAGCCTACTGTGCCGAGGAGACCATCGGTGATGGTCACGATGTCGCCCGGAGACAACCAGCAGAAATTGTTCTTCAACGTGAACTTATAGGTCGTGAAGATGGCTTGGAATCTTTGCAGCATGTTCGACGCACTGAACAAAGCCGCTTGGGAAGTAGTCAGGAACTCAAAGTCCTTCTCCGACTGCTTCATTACTCCCCATTGGTTGATCGACGCCATGTCGTCTACGGCGAGAGTATCTTCGTTGTAGTCGTTGGCTCTCGGCGAGTAACGTACACCTGTTCGGTTCCAACGTGACTGCCACGGAGCTTGGTTGATGACTATTGGTGCTTTGTTTTTGTCAGATAGGAAGTCGTTGTCGTCGAGGTCAACCACGGGCTGCGTGATGTCCGACTTATTCCCGGTCGGGGGCTGGTAGATATAACCATTGGCTACTCCGGTTGTATCTCCCAATGGGATGAACTTCATCAAGCCTTCGTCCCAAGTTACAAAGGTGTTACCCGCCTCAAGCCAGTCGCCAAAGATGGACATAAGTGACGATTGGTTGTCCAAAATTGCCGAGATGAACCAATTATTCGAGGCCCAGTAGGCTGCCGCAGAATTTTGCGACCCAGTAACACCGCTCGGAGCCGTTGTCCATGCGGGTTTGGCGGTAGGTGTGTACACCGCACCCGAATCCGCTCCGACCCAAGTATGCGTGGCGTCCGGGATGCCGCTGATAACTCCGATGACGATCATCGGGTTGCTGCCTGTGGGGGCAGTGTTGTAGATTGTGGTGATGGCCCCTGTGGTGCCCTGTGTGACCTGTTCAAACGGCACAAATGTCCCGCTTGTTACGCTTCCCGTGATTTGATAAGTGCCCAGCAACGATTCGTGGAGATATTCGATGGGGAAATTCAGCTTGTAGATCGGATTGCACATGAGGTTGTACATGGCAATCGCACAGTTGGCGTCCACGATGCCATTTCCGAATTGGTAAGCACCCGCAATTTCGAAGTTCAACTGCGGCAGCATGTTCGTGTAGCCGAGATACATGCCCTGCGACGCAACGTAGCAAACCTCGCTGTAGCCCAGAGCAAAGCTCGGTGCGTTGGATGACAAATAAGCCCACGGGGGCTGACCCAGCCCTCCGCCTTGGAACGTGAGCGACAAAGTATTTGGGGCATTGGTCGAGGTATTGGAGTCGGTGTAGACGTACTGAATAGCGATGCCTTGCCCGGCCTGTGCGGCATTGAATGTGTAATTCCCGCCGTTGGGGTTGTACTGTCCGGGACCGGGTGAACCGCTGACGGCAGTCAAAGCATTACCAGCCGGGTAATACACGACACTCACGTTGGACTTCCAGACGGATTGGTTCTCAACTGTAACGACATACGGACCTGAGAGCGGCACATCGGCAAGCTCCTCGTCGATGATCTGGTAGCGGTAAGCCGAGTATGTAATCGTAACGGTGTCGCCCGCGTCCCCGGAATTGAAAACGTAGTAGCCGACCGTGTAGAACGCAACACCAGTCTGGGTGCCCGCACTCACTGTGATGGTGAGTTCCGTGGTTGACGGGCATGTGGCGACCGTGTAGGTCACGGAGTTGATGACAATCGGCTTACCGATCAATACAGCCGAGAATTTCGTACCACTGACCCACGTGACCGTGGTGCCTGAGGTGTTGCATGTGCCCGCTGCGGCTGCTGCCTGCGGAGGCGTATAAGTGCCCGGAGGCGGGGTCGGATTCGTCGGCGGATTTGGCTGCTTCGGCAACATGTAGTTGCCCGTTAGGGTGACGGGGCTTGGGGACCCGTAATCGTTGACCGTGATACTGTAGGGCGTGATGACCCCAGCACCCGCATCTGCCGCATAGTCCGCAGCGTAGGTCGGGGTGTATGTCGGGTATGCCGGAGAGGCCGGGATCGTGTATGTTTCGGAGTACGTATCGACTTCGTATTTGCCCGTGCCGCCGACGCCATATACGCTGAGGAAGTTGGAGCACGGACCCATGCAAACGAAGCCCAGCACAGAGGAGTAGTAAATCCATTCCGTCGATCCACCCTTGCCGAGACCTGATCCGCCGCCGCCCTGCTGAACCTGCTGCGATTCGAAGTCACCGTACCAGCCCAACAACCAGCCAAGACGGTGTTGACCAATCACTATAGGCAAGGTTCTGCCGAGTACCGCTTCGTTGAGGCGGATACCGTTCAATCGAGTTGGCTGTGTTTGGTCGGAACTAAACAGTGACATCGCTTACCTCGAACATACTGAAATACCTTTTCGGCGTGCTTGCCCAGAAGCCCTCTTGTAGTGCATGGCTTCCGATCACGCCCCGCCCTTTAACCGGGTGCAGCACCATGGTCGGCCAATCGATGATGATTGCCGCATGAGTCCATGAGTTGACCACCATGCAAATCATCAGATCACCCCGTTTCGGCTTCTCGGGCTCAACTACTTCACGCTTGAGCATTTGCTCGACAATCCTGAGCATCGTGTCGTCCTCGTGCCGGAGGTGAAATTTGTCCACCTGACTCGGCGAGTTCAGCCATTTCTGGGGCGAGTACCACTCGGGCTTGTAATTCTTGTCGATGAACCCAGTCGCCTGATAGACCCGGAGCGGGAAGAATGCACAGTCCACACCCCCAGTTCCAGCATGCTTGCCACGCTTCACGCCCGCATAGTCGTGGTATTTCGTTCCTACCCACGTCCAAGCTTCTCTGGCGATAGCGTCCCTGAGTTCCTGTTCCGTCATTACACGCCTGCCGTTTCCGGTGAAGGCACGAAAGGCATGCCCGCGAAGTAGTAAGTGGACATTTCCGCCCTGCCGCTGTTTGCCTGAGCAAAAAGTGTGCCGCATGTCGCAAGGCTTTTGTTACAGCCGCACGTCAACACGACAGTGTCGGTATTACTTACAGCTAATGGCATCGGACGCCCAAGCTGGAGTTGCAGTAATAGCGATGGGCTGGTAACTACAACCTGTATCTTGATGCTGCCCTGTAGGCCGTCATTGTTGCCGCTCGTGAATGTCAGGAAACCCAGCGGGAATCCTTGGTTGGCCGAGTTGGTTGTACTTGCACACGATCCCAAGAACATCCAGCTTACGCCGCCGTCCGTTGTCCGCTGTCCCAACGTGGCGTAGTTGAACGTCGGGGCCGACCCTGCGGAAGTGCCTCCGGTGAAGCACATGAACAGGTAATACACGCTGCTGACCTCGACAAACACGAGATTACCTTTCGTGTACGACGTGCCCGTGGCATGGAGCGGCACTGGTATGTTGAGGTATAGCGTTGTACTTGATGCGTCGAGCGTGTACGGGGTGCTGGTGAAGTTCGCAAGATCGACTGTGCAAGAGTAGTCGCCCAGCACGTGGCGGCATTGACTCTGAATGTTATGGGGCGGAAATGGACGGTTCAATATGTAGAGCATATCGAATACGTCGAAGCTTGCCGTCGAGCGGTCCGTGCTCTTGGCACCGCCGATGTTGCCGACCGTCAGCGTGAACGTATAGCCTCCGCTGGTTGGGTGTGCCGTTCCCAATGCCCAAAATAGTTCCGTAATAACGACTCGGGCTCCATTGAATAACCCGGCATTAACGCAGCTAAGCAGCGTCGTCGTAGTGTTGGGGTAGTACACCACGTCCCCATACGCAGGGTCGGTTGCCATGAGGGCTTTGAGCGTGAAGGAGTTGCTCTTCGGTCTGAATGCGGCCTCGCCCGAGATTGGGCCTCGGGACCAAGTGCC